AAAGATTTAAAAGAGTTACCAAAAACAGCAAATGCACAAATCAAAAATGCTTTGTTTGTTGGATCAACTGCTGAATTACAAAAAATGTTAAATAAAAAAACTATTGAAACAAATAGTGAAAGAAAAAGTGAAGATGAATCCTTTAACGGCAAAGACATCACACCAAAATAAAAAAGTTTTAAGGGGGTCCAATGGGCGACTTTAAAATATTAATATTAGCATATCTAATTGGTCATAGTCCAATAGAAACGCAACAAACTTTCCAAATGGAAGCTTGGTATAAAAATATGGAAGAGTGTAAAGAAGAATTACTTAAACAAAAACCTGATGGAAGATACGAAGTGATGAACGAGTTTGTTATAGACGGAGAATTTAAATGGGATTGGTTAGTTGCAGGATGTAAAAGTGATACAACAGGAGAAGAATTCCAAGTTTGGCCGACTTATCCTAAAGGTAAACCGAAAGAGTTAGAAGGTATTGAGTTTGATGTATTTGATTTACAAGTATGATATATAAAAATGTATCAGGACTGGATGTATTAAGATGGATTGCTAAAAGGTTTCAAGGTGATAAGACTATTATAACTGCTTCAAATAAACTTAATTGTTATAAATTACATACTTGTAATGAAAATTACCATTTAAAATGTAATGATGAATCAAAAGATATGAAAGGTAATATTTTTAATTGGGTGGATTTAAAAAAGTGGGAGTATCTAGCAGCTTTTGAAAATGATAAAATGGTAGGTGCTCAAGCATATGTTATAATTTCATCAATAGGAAGAATGTGGGATGGATTTATACACGCTGAAAGTAGAGAAATTTCTCTTGCATTAAACAAAGAGTTATTTCATAGAACTAAAGATCAATGGAAAATTAATTATAGTGAGTGTACATTTCCAGGTGGACACAATGATTTTTTAACATTTAAAGATTTTACAGAAGAATTAAATTATAAATTTTGGTCAGACGCAATGGTATCAGATATGTATGCTTATTATAAAGTAGATGAATTAACTAGTGGTACACCGAATCCAAATTTATTTGCGAAAGGTGAATTAGGAAAGTTGGAATGCAGAAGGTATTTTTTGAAAAGATTTCCTGATTCTTTTGATGAGGATAAATGAGAGAATTTATTTTACCATACGAAAGTTTTATAGCAGGTTGGTATATTGATATCCAAATTTGTGATGATCTTATAGATTTATTTAATGAAAATAAAGAACATCATAAACAAGGTGTTATAGGTGGACCTTATAGTGTTAGAAAAGAAAAAAAAGATTCCACAGACCTTGGTATACATCCTGATTGGGACGAACCGAGATTTCTGGCATATAAAAAAGCATTAAAAGATTGTTGTTCTTTATATGAAGAAAAATATCCAGAAGTTAAAGGGTTTCATAATTATGGAATGACTGAAGGTGCAAATATACAATACTATCAACCAGGTGGTGGTTATTTTTCTGAGCATTGTGAAAGAACATCAAAGCTGGAGAATCGTTGTCTAGTATGGATGACTTATTTAAATGATGTTCCTAACGCAGGTACACATTTTAAATATCAAAAAATAACAACTCCAGCTGAAAGAGGTTTGACTGTAATTTGGCCGACTGACTTTACACATACACATAGAGGTCAAATAACAAAGTCATATGATAAATATATAATAACAGGATGGATGGGATATCAAACAAGAGGAAAATATGAACCAAGTAAATGACGCATATTTAGGTAATCCAAATTTAAAAAAGGTCAACACACCAGTTGAGTTTACTAAAGATCAAATAGTAGAATTTCAAAAGTGTAAAGAAGACCCAATTTATTTTATGGAGAAATGGATGAAAATCGTTTCCCTAGATGAAGGTCTTATAGAATTTAAACTATATCCTTTTCAAAAGAAGATAGTTGATACTATTCATACTAGTAGATTTACTATTTGCAAATTGCCTAGACAATCAGGTAAGTCAACGACAACTGTTGCTTATTTAATGCACTATGCAATGTTTAATCCAAATTCAAATATTGCTATACTTGCAAACAAATCATCAACTGCTAGAGATATATTAGGTAGACTTCAACTTGCATATGAAAATTTACCAAAATGGATGCAACAAGGCGTAATTAATTGGAACAAAGGTAATATAGAATTAGAAAATAAATCAACCATTGTGGCGGCTGCAACATCATCATCTGCTATAAGAGGTGGTTCTTATAATATAATATTCCTTGACGAGTTTGCTTTCGTACCTACAAATATTGCCGAGATGTTTTTTAGTTCAGTTTATCCTACAATCACATCAGGTAAAACTACAAAAGTTATTATAGTATCAACACCGTATGGTATGAATCAATTTTATAAGTTATGGGTTGACGCAGAAAAGAAAAGAAACGATTATATACCTATTGAAGTACATTGGTCAGAGGTTCCAGGAAGAGATGACGCTTGGAAAGAGATGACTATAAGAAATACATCACCTGAACAATTTGCACAAGAATTTGAATGTGAGTTTTTAGGATCAGTTAACACGCTTATATCACCAGCGAAAATTAAAAGTGCAATTTATTTTGATCCTATTGTGTCAAAAGGAGGTGCAGATCAATTTGAAGAACCTATAAAAGGACATACTTATGTTATAACAGTTGATGTCGCAAGAGGTGTAGATAAAGACTATTCAGCATTTATTGTATTTGATGTAACTAAAATGCCTTTTAAAGTAGTTGCTCTTTTTAAAAATAATCAGATTAAACCTTTTGTGTTTCCTAATGTTATTGCTGAAATGGCAAAACGATATAATGAGGCACACATATTAACCGAAGTAAATGACATAGGTCAACAGATAGCAGAAGCATTAAACTTTGAGATAGAGTATCCAAATGTATTAATGTGTACTCAAAAAGGAAGAGCAGGTCAAATACTTGGTGCTATGTTTAGTGGTCGTGGTTCATCTATGGGTGTTCGTATGACTAAACAGATAAAAAGAGTTGGTTGTGCTAATTTAAAGACAATTTTTGAAGGAGATAAGTTAATTATTAACTCATTTAAAATCATAGAGGAAATGTCAACCTTTGCAAAGAGAGGTCAATCTTGGCAAGCAGAAGAAGGTAGTAATGATGATTTAATGATGTGCTTAGTTATCTTTGGTTGGTTATCTAATCAAGGTTATTTTAAAGAATTAACAGATCAAAATGCTCGTATGCAAATGTATAAAGAACAATCAAAACTAATTGAAGAAGATATGGCACCATTTGGTTTTGTAGATGATGGTATCAATACTGATCCACAGAATGAAGAAACGATTGATGAGTATGGAGATAGATGGATACCTGTGGTGCGTAAAAGTCATTAGGTTCACAGTTATTATAAATATCCGTATAGTATGTAAATTTAACTATGGGCGTATGAATAATACGATTTTTGAAGATAAATGAAAAAAATTAGCTAATTAGAGGAGAATAACTTATGGCATTTCAAGTATCACCTGGTGTTCTCGTACAGGAAAAAGATTTAACAAGAATCATTCCTGCAGTATCAACTTCTACTGGCGCCTTTGCTGGACAATTCAGTCAAGGACCTTTAGATGAGATCATATCTATTTCTAGTGAGCAAGAACTTGTAAGTACATTTGGTAAGCCTGGATTAAATAACTTTGAGTATTTTTTCAGCGCTGCTAACTTCTTACAATATTCAAACGCATTAAGAGTAGTACGAGCTAGCCAAACAAGTCAACTAAATTCTACCAGTAATGGTAGTGGTTTACTTGTAAAAAACAGACAAGACTATGAAGACAATTACTCAACTGGACAAGCTTCAGTAGGTACTTTCGCTGCTAGATCAGCGGGTGCTTGGGGTAATAGTTTATGCGTAGTAAGTTGTCCAAGTGCAACAGCATTTGGTTCAACAACAACAACATCTCAACAAGTGGATGGCTCTGCCTCTGCTGGAGACACTACAATAACACTCGATTCAGACGCAACGAGTTATCTTAATGTTGGAGACATCATTGAGTTTAGTTCAACTGGCGCTGGAGTAGATTTCACTACTGGTGAAAAATATAGAGTAACTGCTTTAACATCAACGCAAGTAACTATTGTACAACATCCTAGAGGTGCTGGTGGATTAATCACAGCCGTTGTAGATAACGCAAGAATAAGAAGAAAATGGAGATACGCAGATCAAGTAGATGGCGCTCCTGGAACTTCTGCTTACGCTTCTGACAGATCAGGTGTTGGTGATGAAATACACGTGGTTGTAATAGACGAAGATGGAACAGTTTCTGGAGTTCCTGGAACAGTATTAGAAACATATTCTAAACTTTCAAAAGCTTCAGACGCTAAATCACCACAAGGAGAAGTTAATTACTATCCAACTGTAATTCAGAATAAATCTAATTACATCTTTTGGA